CCTATCCCCTGTGTGCCTTGGCAGTCTCAGCCTCTCTATGGGCAGTCGGTGATTGTCTGAGACGCGCGACGGAATGAACGTGCGCGAAAGCGGTTTGATGACATCGGTCGGCGCGAACTGAGCCGGATCAAAATCATAGACACGTTCGTCGTTGACCAGCACAAATGGTCTGCTGTCGGGCACTTCGATGTCACGTTCAGCAATCGTTGCGAAGTACCGCAGTTCGCCTGGCTTCGCCGGGTTCGGGTGTTTCTTGTCAAGCCATGGACCGAAATACGCAATCACCCAACGCCCTTCGGCGGATGTTGGCGGGTTAAACGTCAGCAATGCGCGGCATCGTGGCTGTGCGGGATCTGTCGAACGCATCCAGCCCATCAGGAACCGGACTGCCTTTTCCCGCATGTTAGCCGCCTCATCAAAGATCAGCAGATCATGATCACGGCCCTGGTATTTGATTTCGTCGCCTGGGTTCGGGAATGAGCCGAATTCAATTTGCACCGATACGCCGTCACCACGCTGTGTACGCCAGATCTTGTCTTGCCCGTTGTAACCTGCGCGGCCGTGCAATAGTTGTGTAAAGCGGTCGATGACACCGGTTAACTCGGTACCGTTTTCGCGAAAGATGGCAACCTTGCGGTGTTCCGTGAGCGACAGACCGCAGGCAAGATCAGTTTTGCCGCCACCTGCTGCGCCACCATAGCCAGTGATGTCAGCCAACGATTCGGCGGCTTGTGTTTGCGGACCAGGTAACGGGCGCCACAACGCGGAATCACTCAGGATCAACGCCTCAAGCTCTGCGCGTTCTGCAGGATTGAGGTACTTGATCAGCCGTTGGACTTCCGCGATGTTCATACCAAGTCGGATACATCGTCAGGATCCACCAGATCGGCGTCAGCGGCCTTCGAACGCTTTTGGGCTAGTGCGACCAGGGCGGCGATGCGCGCAGCCTTCTCGGTGTCGTTAAACTGCACTGCGCCGCCATCTTTGCCCGTCAGTTCGATGTTCTGCTTATCGCGGTATTTCGGATCGTGAGCCTTGAGTGTGAAAATCAGCAGGGTATCGCTGTACTTTTTCACCGTTGCATATCTCGGTGAGCCGTCGGGGTTGCGCTGGACAGGGGCCAGTTGCGGGATGAATTTCTCACCGGTCAGCGGATCAATGGCGTCGTAATCGATCACCGGGGTGAACTGCCCTTGATGCACCAGCGGTTCGTCGATCCCTTCGTGCCCTCTGCGGATCGCTTCATCTTCCAACGCGCTGACACCCAGGGCTTTCGCTTCATCCCATGCCAAAGCAAAGTCAAGATGATCGCGTCGCCATTGGTACGCTGTGACGCGCGAAATGCCTACCGCAGCACACGCTTTCGACACCTGGGCGGTCTCGGCAAGTGCGGCACAAAAGGCAGTCAATTTTTCTGGTGTTAGTTTCATGCAACACAGAATAATTGACGTGATTCAAGCCTTGCGTACTACCGTCTGCGGTAATTGCACAGGTACTGCACCGTGGACTTTGGTAACTCAAACTTTTTCATCAGCTGGCCGTATGACCAGCCTTCTTCTTCCCGCAGTCTGCGCACCTGCTCCACTTCATCGTCAGTCAGCACCGCTTTCGGGTGGTATTGGCCTGATGTCCGTTGCATAGCTTCACCTTGTTAAAAATTACCAGTTGAAAGTTGATTGCGAATTTTTACAAGTTGTTCTCGGTTTGGTTTTTATGGAACACATGGCACACCCCTATAGGGTGTTGTGCCAGTTGTGCCAGTTTCCGTGGAACTTTAGGAACAGAAATGCCACTTGTTCCACTTGTTCCGGTAAAATATTGCAAATTGGTTAAATTTTGCAAGTAAAGGGTTGACCGTGCGCCGTGTGTTTATTGCTTTTTGTTTCCTGCTTTGCACCAACGCTTACGCGGAATGGGCTACCCCGACCGCGGCGGAAATAGCAAATAAATGTAAGTATACGGAAAATCCTAAGTCCAAATTTGCTCTTTGCGACGCGGTCGTAAAAGGGTACGTGGACGGGTACAAGCGTGGGGTTGCGCGAGGGCTGCGGTCTGGTTTTATATTCGACAAGAAGAATCTTGATACATCCCGCGGCATCGCCGACACGTTTGCAAGGATAGCCATCGTCACGCCGCAGGCTACCTGTCTGCCGGAAGCCGCAACCACCGAGCAAATAGAAATAGTCCTGGTTAACTACGTCGACCTCCACCCCAAAAGGGGAAACGACCCGTACCCAACGGTGTTGAGCGATGCGATCGAAGATTACTTTTGCCCTGTTCGCTAGCATATATTGATCGCCCCGTTCGCAGTTGATATGACGCCGTTCGCAACCAATTTTTCAAGAGCACGATTGACAACATAATTTCGCCTATCACGCTTCCCCTCAGCGGCATCGAAGGGGAGTTGATTGGCGGCGGCATCTATTAAATGGGGGACGTGAACGTCACCAGATAGCTGAACAAGGTCTTGAGCGATCCGTAGTACAAGCTTTTCTATGTGACCCTTCGGCTCAATTCTTCGGTTCGCTTTAACCCCGCCCTCCTTATATTCAACCGTACAGGAGGTGATGGTGTCACCATCCTCGTCAACGTCCACCGGGACCGTGTTAAGTTTGAACCCAAACTCGTCGCCCTCCCCGCTGCCGTCTTTCATCTTATCGATGATCGCGGCGCGCTCGTCGCCGTTACGGAAAATCTCGATCTGGGCATCAGCCGCGCCGCGCAGCCCAGACCAGCCACGCGCACCACGGCTGGCGTCTTTCCCACTGTGGTGGATCAGGACGACCATGGCGCCGGTACGCTTGTGGATAGCCCGGCAATGATCTAGAACGCGGCCCATGTCCTCGCCTGAGTTCTCGTTACCGCCCGGCATAGACTGCGCCAGCGTGTCTACTATCACGATATCCGTCTTACCGAAAGCATGCAGCGCGGTCAGCAGATCTTTAACGTCGGCTTTTTCTAAGAGGTTCGGGGCATCAGGCAGCACACCCAGGGTGAAATCCTCGGGCGCCACACCGTTGAACTCACAATAGGCTTTCAAGCGATTACGGAAACCGCCAGCGCCCTCGGCGCAGATATAGACTGCATTGCCTTTCGTAACCTTCTTGCCTCGCCAGTCTTGGCCGAGGACAATCGAGCCCACCAGATCAAGGATAAAAAACGTTTTACCTGATCCTGAATCGCCGTACACGACGCACAGACCTGCTTGCGGCAGCACGCCCTTGACCAGCCATTTCATCGGCTTACGCTTAAGAAAATCCGCCGCGGTGACGATACCAAAACGTTCGCGGTCCTTGGCTGACGCTGTAGTGGCCGGTTCCAAATTCTCAAAGTCGTCCAGAACGTTGCCCGTGGTCGCTTTCGGCTTACCTTTGCAACACTGTTCGCGCCACAGGTACAACAGGGCGCGATCGTAGTCCTGGTTGCGATGATCTAAGGCACACGCCATCGCAAACTCGTTTTGCACCAGCATTGAGAACACTTCGGCGTCGTCCAGGCCAGCAGAATACAGAGCCACAGCCGTGGCATGCAGTTCACGGGACCGGTCGCCGCGGTGCTTGCCCTCGGTCAGAAAGTCCTTGGCGTGGTAATGCAGGTCCAGGTTATCCAGCGACGGCAGCAGCAAGTCGTCAATGATGTCCGGGATATTTAAGTCGATGACTTCGGCCTTAACGCGCTCTTTGGCGTACTTAGTGGACAGCGCCAGCAAGGTATCGTCCGACATACGGGTGAAGGACCCGGACAAGCGGGCGCCGGTCACGGTCAAGAACCGCCCTTCATGGCCGCCATAGACCTCGATCCCCTGATCGTGGTTGTTCCAGTCCGTGGGTATTGACCCGCTGCCCAAGATACGCAGACCGTGGCCAGACGGTGATATCTCCACGTAACTGTCAACGCTGTCGATAATTTCCTGTGCCCACGGGGCAATGACGCCATCCTTCACGCAGCGATCCAGGTCAATGCCGACTACATCGGTAACACCGGTCATACAGAAGCCAAGGCCGGAATAGACTATTGGATTACTTTGATACGCAGCCAGTGCTTCGTCATATGTGTACCACAGGTCGGGCTTCACGGTGCTGATACCGTAGTGATTACCTATTTGCATCGGTATTTTGTCCCACTTGCAGCGCTTCTCGTTCCACGATGCTCGCCACGGAGCCCAGCGAGGCAGGTCTTTCAGAGCCTGGGGGATCGATTCGCCGTTGAACGGCGTAAGGGTGTTTTTGTTTGCGGTCATCATCAGTCAAAGCTCAGCTGTTCAACCGTTTCAAGCTGATTCAAATGATCGCAGGCCAGCTCCATGAGGATCGCAATCTTGCGCGGCTCGTAGCACTTCATTTCGACCGGCACCACCTTAAGGCCAAGCACGGACAACACCGCGCAAAGCTTTTCAATATCTGAGCTAACGAAACGGGAAATAGTCGACTCCGAAATGGACAAATCCCGTGCAATGTTGTTTTGACCAATCTGTGAAACTTTTTGCAAGATCAAGCTGTGAAACTTGCGTGACCTTTCAGCTGCGGCAGAAGAGAGTGGAGCCATGGTTATGCCTCTTGATAGTTGGATTTTTCGGGGCGCTGCTTCAAATCGCCAAACAAATAAGGGTCAAGCTGGGCCCTCGTAACTTGCCCAGACAATGCCTCTTCGATTTGCTTGCATGCGTCGGCGCTTGGGTAGCCTTGCGCCACCCACTTTTGTACAGCTTGGGGGGATACGCCTAAGAGATTTCCTAAAGCCGTTTGGCTTCCGGCAATACGTACTGCGATTTCAATTCCTGTTTCCATAGTTATCACCTTGTTGATTTACAACCAAAGGTTACAACAAAGGAAGAGTAGCTACAACCAATAATTGCAGTGCCTTATACAACATTTAGTTGTAAAGTGATGTTATGAATACGATATCTGAAAGATTAAAAGACCTTTTGTCCAAGAAAAACGGCGGCAATCAGTCCGAACTCGCCCGTTACGTGGGGGTTTCGCCGCAGGCTGTTCAAAAATGGATATCAGGTAAGTCAGCACCTGAAGGTAAGAACTTAGAACTGTGCGCATCCTTCTTAGGCATAAGCCCCGCATTTTTGCAGTACGGCGAAAGCTGGGGAATGTTTGGTGGTGAAAAAGAAACCTTTGAAGTTAAAGAGGCTGCGCCAGCTTACAAAGAAGAAATGGGCAAGATCGAATACTGGGATGTTCGGGGCTCGTGCGGAGACGGGATCCAAGCGTACGAACCACTGCCAAAAGGCCATTTAATTAAAGAAGCAACGTTCTTCCGTAAGTACGATGTCAAGCCTGAAAATGCTTTCGCAATATACGCAGAAGGCAACTCAATGGCCGATTTCATCGTAGACGGCGATATCGTCATATTTGACAAAAGCAAGACAGCACCGGTAAGCGGCGCAATCTTCGCCATAGAACACCCAGACGGCCTGCGCATTAAAGCCCTGCGCCGCACGATAGACGGCACCTGGGTGCTGGAAAGCCGCAACCCAGACAAGCGCAGATACCCAGATGAAACGATTCAACCTGAGCAAGCGGGCATGTTGAAAATTTACGGGCGGTTTATCTACAGACAGGGCGGTTAGATGCTAGAAAAAATAAAGAAAGTAGCAAAAATAATTTTTGAAAACAAAAGGTTACTAGGAAATTTTTTGTGGAAACTATCTGTAGTGATCTTACTGGTAAGGCTAACGTCAGCGATCGAGGGTGTCGACAATTCACTCTGGAAGATATCGCAAGCGATAGAAGGTTTGGATAATTCTTCGGGGCTGGACGACATAAATAGAACTCTTAAAGACTTGCGTAGATACGGACAATAGATATGAAAAATTTACTATCAGGTTCAATAGCCATCTTAACCTTGTGCGCTTGCGCGGCACCAGTTCCACCACTATCGCCAGCGGCCAGCCGGGTGCAAGTGCAGTCTCAAAACAGTAATCTATTGGGTAAATGCAAAATGCTAAGACCTGTTAGCGCATCCGCATCGTCAATCAACCCTGCAGTTGCAGATAAGATCGTTGGCAGATCGTTGATGGAACAAACGGCAGCTGCTGGCGGGGACGTATTTGTGCTAACCAGCAAACGTGCCGACCCGAACACGATGACCCTAAGTATTCAGGGTACTGCGATGAAATGTTACAACTAAACAGTATCTAGTCCGCCAGCCAAACCCGCCTAGCGCGGGTATTTTTTCGTCCTCAGAAAAATAATTACAACTTGTGGTTGCATTTCAGTTTCATGTGCTGTAACCTGTGGTTGTAGTAAGTTACAACCCATCCACAAGGAGAACCCAGCATGTCACTCGAATTAGCAATTGCAGAAAATACCGCAGCTCTCAAAGAACTGATCGCTGCCATCACATCCCGCCCAGGCACCTTGCACACCAATGCCGCCGACTTCGTGGCCAACCACAACAAGCCAGTCGCCGAAGAAACTAAGGTGAAGGCTGACACTGCACCGGAAACAAAAGCCGAAGTAAAGAAAACGGAAGCCGCCACGCAAGAACAGGCCGCCGCCGTTGATTACAACAAAGACGTTAAGCCTAAGCTGATCAGCTTAGCCCAGTCAAAGGGCAAAGAAGCTCTGGTGTCGTTGCTCGGCAAGTACAACGTGACCAAGGGTGATCAGCTGGCCGCCGATGCGTTGCCTGCTGTTTTGGCTGAAGTTAGCGAACTGCTGGCGGCGTAATCATGCGGATCACTAAAGAACTCTTAAAAGAGTGGAGCGCATGCCACGACGGCTATCGCTGGTTCCTGGCGAAGTTTCCCCAAGGCGGCGATGTGCAAGAAGTGGGCGCGGCTTTGCGCGAAGACAACCGCACCGATGATGCAAGCTGGTTGACATCGAACGTGTTCGCACACTTCATCAAGGCGCCTGAGTTTATCGGCTCATACACCGAGGGCGAAGTGAAAGCAGTTTTGAAGTTGGTAGAAGGTTCACCGAACACTGCGTCTGGTAATTACAGCACATCGGCTGCGTCTGGTAATTACAGCACATCGGCTGCGTCTGGTGATTCCAGCACATCGGCTGCGTCTGGTGATCCAGCAAATCACCGACTGCCCATAGAGAGGCTGAGACTGCCAAGGCACACAGGGATAG